AAGCTGGAGAATACAACGGATTAGAAACTCTTGCTGCTGCTGATGCAACAGTAATTGATGTTGCTGCTCCTGTTGCTTTAACTTCTACTAACATCATTGATAAAATGCAAGAAGTTGTAGATTTAATTCCTAATGCACTATACGGAAAAGAAGATTTAAAATTATACGTTTCTAACAAAGCTGCAAAACTTTACATTAGAGCTTTAGGTGGATTTACTGCAACTATTGGAGCTGCTGGTTCTGATAACAAAGGAACACAATGGTATAACAACGGAAGTTTATCTTTCGGAGGAATTCCAATCTTTGTTGGTAGAGGAATGTCTGACGACACTATGATGGCTGCACAATCAAGCAACCTTTTCTTTGCTACTGGACTTTTATCTGATTACAATGAAGTAAGAGTAATTGATATGACTCCAATCGATGGATCACAAAATGTGAGAATGGTAATGAGATTTACTGCTGCTGCTGCTATAGGAGTAGGTGCTGACGTAGTTTACTACGCAGGATAATTAAACTATTAAGGGGAGGGTAAAACCTCCCTTTATATTAATAACTTTAAAAATAAAAAAATATGTCATGTGATATCAGCTTGGGACGTTTAGAACCATGTAAAGACTCAGTAGGAGGTATAACTGCAATCTATTTTATAAACTACACTGCTGGTTTATTAGATTCAGCTACTTTTGACGGTAGTGAGGTCATTACAGGTTTTGCAAGCGCATTAACCCTATATAAATACGATCTGAAGGGTGCAAACTCTTTTGAGGAAACAAACGAAAACTCTAGAGAAAATGGAACTTCATTTTTTACACAAGTTGGAACTGTTGTTTTAAAGAAACAAGATCCAGCAACAAGAAAAGAAATGAAATTATTATCTTGGGGTAGACCACAAGTAGTGGTTGAATTTTACAACACAGGAGCATCAAATGCTTCTAGATATGTATTAGCAGGAATAGAAAACGGATGTGAAACAGCTCCATCTGCAACTAGTGGAGCAGCTATGGGAGACCTTAATGGTTATAATATAGTTTTCACTGGGAATGAAAAATCTCCAGCTAATTTTATCGATCCTACAATAATCGGAGACACTACTAACACTGTTGTAGTAAATGGACTATAATAAATAGCTTTTAAAGGCTTTTTATGACATTTAAATAAAAAGATAGGATCAAATAAAGAAGGGCGCTTAAATGCGCTCTTTTTTTGTTTAATATCTATGCCTAACAAAAAACTAATAAATGTGTTTTTAAATAAAACAAATGCAAATACTTGCTCCAAATACTACACCTCAAACAATGAAGATAATTCCTAGAAGTTATGACGTTGATAGTATTGTAATAACTGACGAGGATGAAAATAAGAGCTACACAATTGCATCAGGCGACATATCAAATACTACAGACAGGTATTATTTAAATGTTGCAGTAAATTTTCCTAACAATAGTTTTGGTGACTCAATATTAAAAGAAGGTAGATTTTACACAATTGATTTTTTATTAGGAACTGATAAAGTTTATAGAGATAATGTTTTTTGTACTTCACAAGGTGCTTATGATTATTCAATTAATAAGGATCAATATGATGAATACGAATCAACTAATGAATATATAGTAATATAATATGGCTAAAGATCTTTTTATAACCCAGCTAGCTGCATATACAGCACCAGAGATAATAGAAAAAAAGAATAAAGATTGGGTTCAATACGGAGTTGATAATAATTACTTCAATTATCTTATTGAATTATACGAAAACTCTACTACAAATAACTCTATTATAAATGGAGTAAGTAATATGATTTATGGTAGAGGATTATCTGCATTAGATGCCTCTACAAAGACAGAGGAGTACGCACAAATGGTTTCTTTATTTAAAAAGGAAGATTTAAGAAGATTTGTAAAAGATTATAAACTGCTAGGAATGGCTGCATTTCAGTTAATTTACAAAAATGGTAAAATTAAAGAAGTGCAACATTTTCCAATGGAAACATTAAGAGCAGAAAAATGTAATGAAGATGGTTATATAGAGGGATGGTATTATTCAAATCACTGGCATAACATGAAGCCTAGCGAAAAACCTGAAAGAATACCAGCATTTGGATATGGAACAGGAGCAAATAAAAAAGAGATGTATGTGGCTAAGCCATATTCTGCTGGAAGATATTACTATTCTCCACCAGATTACGTTGGTGCTTTACCTTATGCTAAGTTAGAAGATGAGATAGCTGATTATTTAATCAATGACTGTTTAAATAATTTTTCAGGTACAAAAGTAGTTAACTTTAACAATGGAGTTCCTGATCCTGAGAAGATAGAAAATATTAAATCTGATGTGTTAGGTAAATTAACAGGAAGCAGAGGAGAAAAAGTAATTGTTGCATTTAATCAAAATGCAGAATCTAAGACAACAGTTGATGATATTCCTTTAAATGATGCTCCTAGACACTACGAATACCTAGCAGATGAATGTTTTAAAAAATTAATAGTAGGTCATAGAGTTACAAGTCCTATGCTTTTAGGTATTAGAGAAGGTAGTGATGGATTAGGAAACAATGCAGAAGAAATTAAAACAGCAACATTGTTATTTGACAATATAGTTGTAAAATCTTACCAAGATGAAATAATCGATTGTATTGACGCAATTTTATCTGTTAATGATATAGCATTAGATTTATATTTTAAGACGTTAAAACCTCTTAGTTTTACCGATATAGACCAATTAGAGGGTAAAGATAGCGATGTAATAGAAGAAGAAACAGGAGTTGAGCTAAATAAAACATGTTGCTCATCAGACTCAGAAGAAGAATTAACAGAGGAAGAATCAGAAAATATTTTAGGTCATTTAAAAGATAGTGGAGAAACAATAAGTGATGATTATGTTTATGTAGATGAATTAGATGAAGAAAATGACATTGATAATGAAGATTGGGCAAACTACTTAATCAACGAGAAAAAAAGCACTCTATCAAAAATAAAAGGTTTATTAGGATTAAAAGACGAAATAGATTCTAAAAAAAATGGAAGCTCTTTTAGTTCTTTAGATTCAAAAAATGGATTATATAAAATTAGATATACTTATGCTATAGGATCATCAAAACCTAGCAAAACACAAAGAGATTTTTGTGCCAACATGATGAACATGGCAGAATCAGGAATAGTATGGAGAATAGAAGATATAGACAAAGCATCAAGAGAAGGAGTAAATAGAGAGTTAGGTCATAAAGGTAGATCTTACGATTTGTTTAAATTTAAAGGTGGCATATATTGCAGACATAAATGGAAAAAGGTTTTATATAGATTAGAAAGCAATACAGAGCCATCAGAGAATTTAGGAAACTACAAAAAAACTAGAACTATTCCTAAAAGTTATATGAGAAACCCAAGAGGATCAAAACAAGCTGGAATTGCACCAGAAAACATGCCAAACAGAGGAGCATACCCAAAATAAGATATTATGGCTAAAGCATTATTTGTAACAACTAAAGACATAAAGAGATATTCAGTTCTCTCAGGATCAGTAGATCCAGACAAGTTCATTTACATGGTAGAGATATCTATGGACACAGAAGTTCAAAATTTTATGGGAACTAAACTATATGAACAAATACAAGGCTTGATCCTAAACAATGAAATTAATTTACCTGCTAATGATAAATTTAAGCAGCTTTTAGAGACTTATTTAAAACCTATGACTATTTACTGGGCTTTAACTTATTACATGCCCTTTGCTGCTTATACAGTAGCTAATGGAGGTGTTTATAAACATCAATCAGAAAGTAGTGAATCAGTATCTAAAGAAGAGGTAGATTATTTAACAAACAAATATAGAGATATAGCACAATTTTACACAAATAATTTTGTGAGTTATATGTGTTTTAATCAAAATCTATTCCCTGAATATAATGCTAACACAGAAGATGATTTCTTTCCTGCTGGAGAAGATAGTTTTGGAGGGTGGGTTTTATGAGATATAAACAAAAAAAAGAGAATATTGTAAAGTTAGTACAATATCTAAAAAAAAAATATGTGGACACAAACGAACACGCTAAACGTAGAAATAAATTATGAGTATAACAGCGAACACATCAAATTGGGGTTTAGTTTATAGTTATTCTTGGTGGGGAACTGCGCAGAATGATGTAGAATGGGGAGATGATTATTACGTTTCTTATTTGGAATCAGATTTAAGACGTAGAGTTTCAACGTATGAGAATAACACAATGACTATTCAATTGTTAAACGACTTAAAAGAATGTTATGAGTAATTTACTACAAAAAGCAAGTATTGTAACCACTCCAACAGCTTATGGAGTAGGTGTGTTAAATTCTATAAAACCAGCTCAATCCTTTGGAGAGGAGCTTATAATCAATGGAGACTTTAGTAATGGAGGTGCAAATTGGAGTTATAACATTAATCATTGGAGTTTTAATAATGGAACAGCAGATTGTAATGGAACTCAATCAGGATTATCGTATTTAAATCAATCTGGAGCAATAGTATCTGGAAAAGTATATAAAGCAACTTACGAGGTAACATCTATTACTGCTGGAGAAATTAGAGTTTTTGTAGGAGATGTAAGTGGTTTATCAAGAACAACTGTTGGAGTTTATACTGAATATATAACTGCTACAAGTACTAATTTTTGGTTGAGAGCGAGTTCTACTTTCGTTGGCTCAATAGACAACGTATCAGTTAAACAAGTAGACCCTAATGATAATTGGACTTTAGGAACAGGTTGGAGTTTTGGAGATGGTGTAGCAAAAAACGATGGGTCATCAGGCTCTAATAACTTGACACAATCTACAATAGTAACACCTAATAAAAAATACAAAGTTGCAATAACTGTTAGCGATTATGTTTCAGGAAACGTACAAGTATCTGCAGGAGCAACTCCAAGACTTACTATTACTGCAAACGGAACTTACTCCGCAATACAAACAGCTACTCCAACAAGTAATTTATATATAATTGCAAATTCTTTTATTGGCTCTGTAACAGACATATCCGTAATAGAAATACAAGAAAACGGAGTACCAAGATTAGATTATACTAATGGAACTGCAAGTATCTTACTTGAGCCACAGAGTACTAATTTAATACAGTATTCAGAAGATTTAAGTGATTCTTATTGGAGTAAAACAAGAGCATCAATTACAGATAATTCATTAATTTCTCCAGATGGAAATTACAACGCAGATAAATTTACACAAATAACCTCAACTGCTTGGGGAGGTATTGTTTTAACTGTTTCTCCAAGTGGTACATCAACATTGTCTGTGTTTGCTAAAAAAATTGACAATGATTATATAGCAATTATAGGACATAATAGCAATGATACAAAAGTGTATTTTAATTTAAATAATGGCACAATAGGTACAGTTGGTTCGGATGTTACAAGCTCAGACATTCAAGATTATGGTAATGGTTGGTATCGTTGTATATTAACTGCATCAGTAGTTAATAGGTTTACTGTTTTACACGCTACAGCAGATAATGGAAACACAGCAGATTTAAACACAGAAACTTCTTTATGGGGCGCTCAACTTGAAGAAGGAAGCTATGCAACATCTTACATACCAACAGACGGCTCAACAGTTACAAGAGCAGCAGAAACATTAAACAACGCTGGTAATAGCGACTTA